TTGGAGGAAGAGAGCATTTTCCGTCAGATGGCAACCGTTATCAAAACTTCCAACGGCGACCGCAAGATTCCGATTGTGACTTCCAAGGGTAAGGCTGTCTGGATGGACGAGGAACAGCAGTATTCTCTCTCTGATGATACGTTCGGACAGGCATCGCTTTCCGCATATAAGCTTGGAACAGCGATCAAGATCTCCGAAGAACTCCTTAACGATTCTGTATTTGATTTGCCGTCATACATTGCAAAGGAGTTTGCAAGAAGAATCGGTGCGAAGGAAGAAGAGGCTTTCTTCGTTGGTGATGGCAAGGGCAAACCGACCGGCATTTTTAATGCTACAGGCGGTGCGGAAGACGGCACTTCCACCACAGGTGCAAGCATCACATTTGATGATGTGATGGAACTTTTCTATTCTCTGAGAAGCCCGTACCGCAAGAAAGCAGTGTGGGTGCTCAATGATTCCACAGTGAAGGCTCTTAGAAAATTGAAAGACAACACAGGAAACTACATTTGGAATCCGTCTGTGCAGGCTGGTGTTCCGGATACCATTCTGAATCGTCCTTACAAGACATCCAGCTATGTGCCGGAAATCAAGGCAGGCAACAAGTGCATGGCATTCGGCGACTTTAGTTATTATTGGGTGGCTGACAGACAGGGACGTTCCTTCAAGAGACTGAATGAACTCTTTGCTATGACAGGTCAGGTTGGTTTCCTTGCAAGTCAGCGACTGGACGGCAAGCTGATTCTTCCGGAAGCGATCAAGACACTTACTATTAAGAAAGCGTGATGCTATGATTACGCTGAGAGAGGCGAAAAATTATCTGCGAGTGGATTATGAAGAGGACGATAGTCTGATTCAAAATCTGCTTTCTACAGCAAAAAATCTGGTGATGGACGTTGGCAGAATGGACGAGGACAACTTTACAAAAAATGAAGATACTGTGCGGACTGCGATGCTTTTCGCACTTGGGTATCTTTATGAAAATCGAAGTAATCCCGATTATCAAAAGCTAACGCTGAATCTTCGTTCAATTTTGTTTGCACAGCGAGAGGGTGTGATGTAATGGAAATCGGAACTTTGAATCAGCGAATCACTATTCTGGAACACAGAATTTTTATTGATGAGATTGGAAACCACATCACCAAATGGGAAGAAACATTTTCCCTATGGGCAAAGGTGACTGTAAAAACAGCAAGTGAAACCACGGATGCAGGAGTTACCAAAGAGGTACAGAAGCTTGAATTTCTCGTTCGTCAAAGTCCTGCATCGCTGAATATCAACAGCACCAATTTCCGTATTCTTTTCAGGAACAACATTTACAATGTCACCGGAATTACTCCTTTATACGACCACAACAACTACATGAAAATCGAGGGTGAAATACGAAAGGCAGGTGCTTCCGATGACTTCAATTGATGCAATGGCTGATGAGATTATGAAAGGTCTGACAGACTACGCTGATCTTGCAGATGAGGCAATGAAAAAGACAGTCCGAAAAACTGCAAAGTCTGTAAAAGATGAAATATCTGCAAACGCTCCAAAGCGAACAGGTGCGTATTCAAAAAGCTGGACTGTCAAAAAGACTGGCGAAAACAGTCACTCTTTGGAGATGACAGTACATTCTAAAAACAGATATCAACTGGCACACCTTTTGGAAAAGGGGCACGCTAAGCGTGGCGGTGGACGTGTATCCGGAAAACCGCATATTGCTCCTGCGGAAGAAAAAGGTGTACAGCTTTTTGAGAAACTTATCGAGGGGGCGTTGTCATGACCTACGAACAAATCGCAGAAATGATGGAGGAGATGGGACTGCCTTTCGCCTACCACCATTTCGCCGAGGGCGAAAGCCCTGCACCGCCTTTTTTGCTGTTCTTATCTCCCGGCGAGAATACATTTTCTGCGGATAATTTGGCATATTTCAGTTGCAAACAGCTGGACATTGAATTGTACACAGACAAAAAGCAGCCGGAATTGGAAGAACAGGTGGAGTCAGTGCTTTCCCAGCATGAGATTTATTACACAAAAACAGAAACATTCATTGATTCGGAAGAATTGTATGAAGTACTCTATGAGATGGAGGTTTAAGTCCTATGGCAAACAAAAAGAATAAGGTCAAATTTGGTTTGACCAATGTACACTACGCTAAAATCAAGGACTGGGTAACCGATGCCAGCGGAGCCAATTTGACACCGGTCTATGTGGATCCGGTGCGTCTGCCGGGTGCGGTTTCCATTTCCATTGATGCAAACGGCGAAAACGAAAATTTTTATGCCGACGACATCGTATACTACGTAATTTCCAACAATTCTGGCTATGAAGGTGATTTGGAAATCGCCCTGATTCCTACAGATTTCTCTACAGATATTCTGGGAGAAATCCTGGACAGCAACGGCGTTTTGGTGGAACGGAATGATGATGAAGTATCACAGTTTGCGTTGCTGTTTGAATTCACCGGAGATAAGCGGAAGATTCGCCATGTTCTCTATTGCTGTTCCGCCTCCCGTCCGGCAACAGAGGGACAGACTACCGAGGACAGCAAGGAAGTAAAAACAGAAACCATCTCCATCAAGGCTTCGGCTTTGCCGAACGGTCTGGTAAAGGCAAAGACCTGTGAATCCACAGATGCTTCTACTTATGATGGCTGGTACAAGAACGTATACACACCGGCAGCCGGAACGGCTTCCAAGACCACTGTGAAAGCATAAGGAGGGTGCAGTATGGCAATTCAGAAGAACATCACCATTGATGGGATTGATGTGCCGTTCAAGGCGAGTGCGGCAGTTCCCAGGCTGTATCGTTTGAAATTTCGCAGAGATATTTATCAGGACTTTGCAGCACTGCAAAAATCTGTGGGAGAAAAAACAGAGGATTCCTCTGCACTGGACATTGAAAGCCTTGAGGTGTTCGAGAATATCGCCTACATCATGGCAAAACACGCTGATCCGGAGAACGTGCCGGACAATCCCGACGAATGGCTCGAAGCCTTCAACACATTCTCCATTTACGAGGTGCTGCCGCAGCTCATTGAACTGTGGGGACTCAATGTGGAGACGCAGGCGGAGTCTAAAAAAAACATCGCAAAACTGACCGCCCGATGACAACGCCCCTCTTCCTTCTCCGATGTGTGCAGATCGGGCTGTCCCTCTCGGAGCTTGATCTGCTCACGATCGGAGTCGTGAATGATATGTTCACCGAAAAGGAAAATGACGAGTGTCATTATGATGTGCTGGCGGATCAGAGGGATTTTGATGCGTTTTGATTACAAGTCATTTTCCTGTATTCTTTTTTGAGCAATGCCGTATACTTCTTCATCGGCTCTGGCACCAATTACAATAATCAGCATCTTATCATTTTGCTTGACAACTTTGTATACGACTCTAAGACCTGCACTTTTCAGTTTGACTTTCAGAAAGCCAGTTAGATCATTGCCGTTTTTGTTTCCAAGCGGTTTCCCATATCCGCCTTCATAAACAGGAAGCGGATTTTGTTTCACTTTCTTGATTGCTTTTAAGACCAGTATTCTTTGACTTCCGTCAAGCGATTTTAAATCACTTTCGGCTTCCGGCAGATATTCTACTTCCCAATTCATTCAAATTCTACCTCATCAAAGTCGGATAAATCGTCGTCTGTGATTCCGAGGTCTTTCATAACTTTTTCTTCCGGAATCGTTTCTTCCGGATTGAATTTTTCCATTCGTTTTACAGCCAGAGTGAGTAAGCGGGCATCATTCACTTCATCCATCAGGCTGACATATTCATCCGGAGAAAGAAGCACACATTCCGGTGCATTGTTTTTCATAACAACTTTTGCACCGCTGTTTTTGACATCCTGAAAAATTTTTCCTGCAAGTCCACGATTGAACTGCGAAATAGAAATGGTATTTTGAATTGCTGCAATAATATTCATACGCTACACCTCCACTTATAGTATACGTCATTTTTGCAGAAATGTCAATAGATTTACTGATAAAAAAGCTGATATTTTTTAGAACTGAGGTGATTACATGGCAAACCGCATCAAAGGCATTACCGTAGAAATCGGCGGCGATACCACCAAGCTGTCCAAAGCGCTGGAAGGTGTCAACAAGGACATCAAAGGTACGCAGACGCAGTTGAAAGATGTCCAGAAACTGCTGAAGCTTGATCCCACCAACACGGAACTTTTATCCCAGAAGCACAAACTGCTGGCAGATGCGATATCTGCCACCAAAGAAAAGCTGGAAGTGCTGAAAACTGCCGCAGAACAGGCAAATACCGCTCTTGCAAATGGCGAAATTTCCCAGCAGCAGTATGATGCTCTACAGCGTGAGATCATCGAAACCGAAAACGAACTGAAACGCCTGACCACAGAAGCAAACAATTCTCACACCGCCTTGGAAAAGATGGGTGTTCTGGGTGAAACGCTGCAGTCCGCCGGAGACAAGATCTCTGACGTGGGACAAAGGCTTTTGCCGGTCACTGCCGGTGTCGCGGCTTTGGGAACCATTGCCGTGAAAACTGGTGCGGATTTCGATTCTGCCATGTCAAAAGTGGCAGCTGTTTCGGGGGCGACCGGTTCAGAGATGGATGCTCTCCGGGAAAAAGCACGTGAAATGGGCAGTAAAACGAAGTTCTCTGCAAGTGAGGCTGCGGATGCTATGAACTACATGGCGATGGCAGGCTGGAAAACCAACGATATGCTCAGCGGTATCGAAGGTATCATGAATCTTGCTGCCGCTTCCGGCGAGGACTTGGCATCTACCTCGGACATTGTCACAGATGCTCTGACCGCTTTCGGTTTGTCTGCCTCGGACAGCGGACACTTTGCGGATATTCTGGCGGCTGCAAGTTCCAATGCCAATACCAACGTCAGCATGATGGGCGAAACTTTCAAGTATGCTGCTCCGGTACTGGGTTCTTTGGGCTATTCTGCTGAAGACTCTGCCATTGCCATCGGACTAATGGCAAACGCCGGTATCAAATCCTCACAGGCTGGTACGGCACTGCGTTCCGCCATTACCAATCTGGCAAAGCCAACAGACACGGTGGCATCTGCCATGGAACAGTACGGCATTTCTCTGACCGACAGTTCCGGCAAGATGTATTCTCTGCGGGAACTTATGGAACAACTCCGTCAGAAATTGGGCGGACTTTCTGAGGCAGAACAGGCTCAGGCTGCTGCCTCGCTGTTTGGCAAAGAGGCCATGTCCGGTATGCTGGCGATCATCAACGGTTCCCCGGCGGATTTTGAAAAACTGTCCAATGCCATTGACACCTGTTCGGATACAGTAGACGGTTACAATGGCACGACCGAAAAAATGGCGGCAGTCATGCAGGATAACCTTGCCGGACAAGTAACCATCTTGAAGTCCCAGCTGGAAGAACTGGCGATCAGTTTTAGCGACATTCTGATGCCTACCATTCGCTCCATTGTTTCCCGCATTCAGGAACTGGTGGACAAGCTGAATCAATTGGATCCGCAGACCAAAGAAACCATTGCGAAAATTGCACTGGTGGCTGCTGCTCTGGGTCCGATGCTGGTGGTGCTGGGAAAGACCATTTCCAGTGTGGGGACGGTCTTTTCCGCAGTGTCCAAACTGCCTGCCCTTTTCTCGGCTGTGCAAAGTGGCATTGGTGCCATTACCGGAGCGTTGGGCGTGTCATTAGGTTCGCTGCTCGCCATTATCGCAGCTGTTGCCGCTTTGGTGGCTGCCTTTGTGCATCTCTGGAAAACCAATGACGAATTCAAAAGCAACATCATCGCCATCTGGGAACAGATCAAAAGCACCTTTACCGGATTGACACAGGGCATCACTGACCGGCTAAACGCTCTGGGATTCGACTTTGAGAGTTTTACCGATGTGCTGAAAGCAGCGTGGGACGGACTGTGCAATCTGTTAGCTCCCATTTTTGAAGGCGTTTTTCAGAATATCTCCAACATCTTTTCAGAGTTTACTGGCGTTCTTCTGGGGCTGCTGGATGCTCTGATCGGTCTGTTCACTGGTGACTGGGAGCAGTGCTGGAACGGTGTCAAAGGTATTTTTACGTCTATCTGGAATTTCGTTGTCAACACGTTTCGCAATATCATGAATACTCTGAAAGGCATTGCAGATGTGGTGCTGGGATGGTTCGGAACAAGCTGGAACGAAGTCTGGACTTCCATCAAAACATTTTTTGTGGACACATGGAACAGCATTGCTTCCTTTTTCACGGGAATTGTTACCGGAATCCGGGACTTTTTCGTCAACACTTGGACGTCTATTTCCAATACCTTCACCACCATTGTCACTGCCATTCAGACGGTGGCAACGACTGTATTTACGGCGATTCGGGATTTCTTCACCACGATTTTTACAGCGATCTACAACTTTTTCAGCACGATTTTCAATGCCATTTACAACGTGGTTTCTACGGTTTTTCAGGCAATTTATAACGTCATTACGACCGTTTGGAATGCCATTTACACCACCTTAGAACCGCTGATCACGGCATTTGGTTATCTGTTTCAGACGATTTTTGAAGCCATTCAGATCATTGTGGGCAGAGTGATGGACTGGATCTCGGAGAAGATCAGTGCCATTTGGAATGCGATCGTGGCGTTTTTAACACCCATTTTAGAGGGCATCCGAACGACCTTTGAAACCATCTGGAATGCCATCTCCAATACAATCTCCACGGTTTTGACAGCGATTCAAGATGTGGTGACTACGGTTTGGAATGCCGTATCCGGTTTCATTTCTTCTGTTTTGTCAGCGATCTGGAATGTGGTTTCTTCCATCTGGAACAGCATCTCCGGCACGATTTCCAGTGTGATGAATGCCATTTTTTCTGTGGTATCCTCCATCTGGAATCGGATTTCTTCTGCGGTTTCCAATGTTCTGAACGCCATCCAATCGGTGGTATCTAACATCTGGAACAGCATCAAGAACACCATTTCCAACGTGATGCAGAGCATTTCTTCTACGGTGTCCAGCATCTGGGACAACATTTGTTCTGCAGTTTCTGATAAAATCAGCGGCATCAAATCCACCATTCAGAATGGGTTTGATGCCGCTGTGGGATATATCAGGGGACTGGCTTCCGATGCCTGGAACTGGGGACGGGACATCATTCAGGGAATCATTGATGGCATTCAGAGTGCCATCGGCTGGCTGGCGGACTGCGTCACCAATGTTGCCGATACCATTCGGGATTTCCTGCACTTCTCTGTACCGGACAAAGGTCCGCTGACAGACTACGAGAGTTGGATGCCGGACTTTATGAAAGGGCTGGCAGACGGCATCGACAAGAGCAAGAAGTATGTGGAGAAAGCCGTGGGCGGTGTGGCGAAAGCCATGCAGCTGACCATGGATTCTGATTTGAATTATAGTTTGAATGGTATCTCCGGTGCAGTCGTTGGCGGCAGTTCCGGCGGTACGGTCAACAACTACTATAACAACGACAACAGCCGCACAGTGAATCAGACAAATAATAGTCCGAAGTCGCTGTCACGGCTGGAGATTTATAGGATGACGAGGAACGCGCTGAATACTTAAAAAGGAGCGATTTAAGTCGCTCCTTTTTCTCGGTAAATCAGAATTTGTCTTACTCGTTTATATTATGAGATTAGGTGACAAGATATATGTCAAAGTGCATTCCAAATGAACAGAAAAGCAAAAACACATCCCCATGCATTTTTGTATACTTTTCTCACCTGAAGCATTCCATAAATGGCTATAAAGGTAGTTACAATTTCAATGATACCCTGTATGCTGAAGCTCATGGGATGAAAAAGAATGCCCATAATTGAAACCACAAGCGCACCCCAATCAAAGAATTTAGTTTTTACCGGGAAACGTCTGTTGATTTTCTCACAGATGACAACATAATTAAAGCCTTCAAAAAAGCCCCAGACAACTGCAATAACCAGTGTTCCGATAATGGTAGCTACGATCCCTGCTTTGTGAAGATCCGGGGTAACCATAATACTCAATGGTTCGTACCCCTCAAATTGTCCTGAAAGGAAAATAAAAAGAATATACGGGAGAAAAAACACGATCGTCCAAAGCACAGCTTTGATTGCGTTTTCCCAACGAAGTCCGAAACTTGCGAACGATTCTTTACGCATTAGGCCTACAATAGTAATGCCAAGACCCGCTATTCCAAATTCCAATGCAACAGCCGTCAAAAGTCTTGGCCAAACGGAAATATCACTGTTTTTGCAAAAACTCATTATTCTGCTTCCGAAAACACCATAGACGATATAGACTGCTATCGTAACCAGAGCGATTATCCACAAATCTATAGTAAGCTTTTTCTTCCGTTCTTTTATCTGTTGTTCCATTTACTTTCTCCCTATACTAAATTTCCAAAGTTGATCTTATACAAATTCCGATTTTGCGTAGAGAACCAACGTCTCTGTTGTCTCTATTATACATCATTAAACACAAAATGTAAAGGGGTGCATCTCATGTTTTATACCCTGATTTTAGAAAACCAATCCGGCGAACAGCTGAACCTGTCAACGACCGCCAACCAATACATGACCTCCAAAATCGAAGGTCTGAATCCACCTGCCGGAACGATTTCCACTTCTTCTTACGCGGGCATGAACGGCAGCTACCTCAACAACGCTTTCATTGAAAAGCGAAATGTGGTCATTTCCTTTGCCATGCGTGGAATTGGCATTGAGAAACGGCGGCATCAGCTGTATCATGTGGTAAAGCCGTCCCGATACATCAAGATCTGGTACAGGACGGCGAACATCGATGTCTATGCCGAGGGGTATGTAGAAACCTGCGAAGTGTCAAATTTCGAGCAGCAGATCAGCGGGCAGATCTCTATTCTCTGTCCGGACATTTACTGGTACAGCCGGGATATTTTCTATGCCTACTACAGCGGCGTAATCGGAGCATTTCACTTTCCCTTTCCGGAGAGCGATGCTCCGTTTCCTTTGGGCGTATATTCCAACAGCAATCTGTTTTCTATCACCAATGACGGGGATGAAACTGGATTCACGCTGCGAATCGAAGCATTGCCCAGCGACATTCCGCAGGAAGTGGTGGCAGTGACACCGACCATCTACAACGAAAACGGTGAGTATCTGCAAATCAAAGGCGATATTCTGACCGGTGATGTCATTACGGTTACCACGAAAACCGGAAACAAGACTGTCACGCTGACACGAAACGGTGTGGACAGCAATATCCTGAATCGGCTGGTTTCCGGTTCGACTTGGCTGACCTTGAAGGAAGGCACAAATATCTTTCGGGTCGAGGCAGTTCGTGGGGTGAAAAAGCTGCGTGTGACATTGATGCACCGCAATTCTTATCTGGGAGTGTGAGAAATGCAGTTGGAAATTTACAGCTTGACAGCTCTGAAAGACCAGATTTCTGTGTCACTGGAAGCCATTTGCGACAGTTATTCTTCGCTCTTATGGGACATTGAGTTCTACCAGTGCGGCTGTTTTGAGGTGTATATTGCTGCCAGTCCGCAGAATGTATCCATTTTTCAGCGTGGCAGAATTGTGGCGAGGAGCGATGATGCACAGCATTTTGGCATCATTGAATCTTTGCAATTGGAAACCGATGCTGAAAAGGGCGATTACCTGACGGTCACCGGACGGTTTCTTGCCTGCCTGCTGGAACGAAGAATCATCTATCCCTCCATCACCGCAAACGGCAGCTATGAGGACATCGTCCGCAAGGTGCTGTCCCGCAATGTAATCTTCGCCGGAATCCGCAATCTTCCCGGTTTTTCCATGGGAACGGTTTCCGGTGACTGCTGGCAGAAAACCGCACGAATGCAGGTCAGCTATGATAACATCTTAGAATGGCTGTACAGCCTTTGTGAAACTATCGGCGGTTCGGCAAATGTGCGGCTGAATGGAAATGTCCTGAAATGCGACCTGTTTTCCGGAACAGACCGCAGTCTTTTGCAGGACGGCAATCCCCACATCGTATTCTCCGATGCGTACAACAATCTGCTGTCGTTCTCCTATGCAGCAGACGATGCCGTACAGAAAAACTTCGCCTATGTGCTGGGCTGCGGTGAGGGCAGTGCCAGAAAACGTACGACCTTCTGTTCCGGTGCAGAGCCGACCTACCTTGACCGCTATGAGGTCTATGTAGACGAGCGAAACACGGCACAGGAAGAAGATGTGACCGATGCGGAATATTTAGAAATTTTGAAAAGCAGCGGTGCAGAACATCTGGTACAGCCGAAAACGGCATCGGAATCCGCTATCGCTGCTTTTTCCACCCAGTATCAGTACAACAAGGATTACTTTGTGGGCGACTATGTAACTGTGGAGCAGAGAAGATTTGGCTTGATTCAGCCTCGAATTCAGCTAATTGGCATGGTGGAGAGTTTCGATCAGAATGGCAGAAGTCTGACCCCGACATTTAAAGAGATGGAGTGATATTCATATGTCTTTTTCCTATGGATTTTTTAACGCACAAAACCTTGACCGGGTGTATACCGCAGAGGATTTCACGGCATATCTGTCCAGCCTGATTTGTAATGGGATTCTGGATACTTACCGGCAGTGTTTTGCACCAACAGTCAAAAATTTGTCCGTTACATTCGGCACAGGCAAGGCGTGGATCGATGGGCATTATTTTATCAGTGATACCCTGCATACCATCGACCTTTCTTCCTATGTAGATGAATCTCTGAATCGTTATGTAGCAATCGGGATCTATTGTGATCGTTCTACTCGTACCTGTGGGATTCGTATTCTGGCAGGTACAGCAGCCACCAGTCCAAACATTCCCGCCTTTACCAACAACAATGTGACGACTTATCTGACTTTAGCAGTTGTAAGACTGCGTGCCGGAACGACAAGTATTCTGGATTCCGATCTGACAGACTGCCGTGCAGATGAGAGCAAATGCGGTTACTGCAAGTGCATCCTTGGCAAGTGCAGAGTGACGGAGATGCTTGCCGAAATGGCAAAGACAAATGCCACACTGGACGAACTGCAAAAGCGGCTGGATGCGATGAACAGTCAGATTTCCGAACTGCAGACCAAGGTAGATGACTTGACGGCAGGCGAAATCCTAGCAACCGGACAGTGCGGTGAAAACATCTACTATGTTCTCTATGACAACGGCAAACTGCTGCTGCGTGGAACGGGTGCAACCTACGATTATACCTCTCATGATTCTGTGTTCTATCAAAACGATCAGATCAAGGAAATCGTGCTCAGCAATGGTATTACTGGTCTGGGTGACCGCCTGTTCTATCATTGTGCCAATGCAGAAACGGTATCTCTTCCAGCTACGCTGACCAGCATTGGCAATTCTGCTTTTGCACAGGAAGATGCTGTAATCAATGATACTGCTGGTCTGACTTCCGTTACGATTCCGCAGGCGGTTACTGCAATTCAGTCGTTTGCATTTCAGCACACTGCCATTGCAGAAGTCACTGTGCCTGCCAACGTGAAAACATGGGGAAAGTATGTTTTCAGTGACTGTACAAAGCTGAAGACTGCCCGTGTTGCGTGCAGTTCCATTGGTGCTTTTGCGTTTACAAGATGTACAGCATTGTCCAATCTTACGATTTCAGCAAATTGCAAAACATTTGGACAAAATATACTGACGTATTGCGAGAGCCTAAAAGCCATCACATATGAAGGAACGATCGCTCAGTGGAACGCCATTACCAAGCCAAGCAACTGGATGTCCTCCGGAAAGCATTATTACAACGACTATCTGCAAAAAATCCAGTGTACAGACGGTTATTTGGAATATGACCCTGAAAATAATGTGTGGAACGAGGTGAAAAACGGATGATGAAATTTTTAGTAAAGAATCAAAAGATTGAAGTGCTGGAACGAGAGGTCATTGCTTCTGACCAGATCGCATTTGTTTCGGTGAAGTTCGTGTTCGATGGGGCTTGGAAAGTCCTGCACAAGGTGGTGCAGTTCACCCAGTGCGAAGAAACATACAACTTGGTGCTTGGCATAGACGGAACAACCAGCTTGCTGCCTGCCGAACTGCATCCCGGTGCGGTGAAAATGAGTTTGTTTGGCTACGATGCAGAAAGCGATACTACACTGCGTGCGACAACCGTACCAGTAACTCTTCACATTCGACCATCTGGGTTTGTTGCAGATGGAGATACGCCAATTCCGCCGACTCCGGATTTGTATACGCAGCTTTTGAAAAAACTTTCCGAAATGCAAGCTGGAGCAAATGGAAAGGACGGTCGTTCTGCTTATGAAATTGCCATAGAAAACGGTTTTGTGGGGACAGTTGCAGAATGGCTAGAGAGTTTGAAAGGCAGGGACGGTATTGATGGTAAGGACGGAAAAGATGGTGCAGACGGTTTGCCCGGTAAGGACGGCACAAATGGGAAAGACGGTAGAGATGGGATTGACGGAAAGGACGGCGTTTCTCCTGATTTGACAAATTATCCGGATACCGATGCTGTAAAAGCACTGGTTCAAGCTGCTGTTCAGCCGCTTTTACAGCAGACACACATTCATAAAAATCTGGATGTTTTAGATGATTTGACGGCAAATGAACTTTCCTTGCTGCGTGCTCTTCAGGAATTCGAGGATGATACAACTTACAATATCCAAACATTCCGGGAAGCCATTGCAGCACTGAATGAAAAGGCACATACCCACGAAAATCAATCCTCATTGGAGCAGATCACTGCCACTAAAATCGCACAATGGGATGGCTTCGGCACACAAATCAACGGGCTTAGCACAAAGGTTACGGTCTATTCGGAAAAGGTGGAGAACAATACTTCCAGAATCGGAACGGCAGAACGTACTTTGGAGAGCCTGCAAAAGCAAATCGACAACCTGACAAGCGGCAGAAATTACACCGTCCTGTTTCAGTCCGGACAGGATGCCATTTCGACCTATGCATCGAATCTCAGCATGATTCTGGACGGCAGCTATCAGACAATGACAGATTTTCTGGCTGCTTATCCGCAGTTTTGCAGTGCAGAAAATGATTTCGTGTTGTCCTATTCACAGGTGTGTTTTAACTGGGATAAGTCGGTCTTGACCGTTTGTGCAAAGCCTCTGTCTCTGACGAAAAATGCGGAAATTGTAATGTCTTATCAGTCGGGTTCCAGCGAAGCTGGAAAGCTGTATCTGGTACAGAAACCGCAGAAGATCGACATTCCTATTGGCGTGTATGTGAATACAGAGATCGATGCAAATCGTGCGGTTTCTCTGGATTTCCAATGGCTGCAGTCGGACAACTTTATCACTACCATCACAGAATGCACTGGCATTTCTGACGGCGAATATTACCTTGCCTGGGTGGGAAGGAGCAACAATTCTCATCCGAAGATCCGATTCCTGAAAGTACTGGAGGACTAAAAATATGATGAAAGATACTATTTGCGTGGCTGTCGGCTTGGTCGGCGGCTTTTTTACTGCCATTTTTGGCGGCTGGGACTCTGCTCTGGTGACACTGGTCGCCTTTATGGCAATCGACTTTTTCACCGGCATCATCACCGCCATGATGAAAAAATCCAAACACACGGAAAGCGGCGGACTTTCCTCCAAAGCCGGCTGGTTCGGTCTGGCGAAAAAGGTCTGCACTTTAATGCTGATCGTCGTTGCAGTTCGGATGGATATTCTGCTGAATACCAACTACATCCGGGATGCTGTTTGCATCAGCTTTTGCCTGAACGAACTGCTTTCCATCGTGGAAAATACAAGTTTAATGGGAATCCCGTATCCGCCTGCAATTCAAAAAGCAATTGATGTTCTGCAAACGAAAATCGGCAGAACCGAAGAAACGACCGACAAGGAGAAAAAGTAATATGACTATCTTAAGACCGGATGCAACAACGACATTTGGCGGTGTCACCGTCAACGAGTATTTACTCACCAAACACAATCCCAACCACATCGATATGCCCTCTGCTTCCATGGCGGGGAAAATCATCGGTGTGACCGTCCATAACACAGACTGGATCACAGTAGCAAGCGGCACGACCCCTGCGGAACAGTACACAAGGGCAACCGTCAATAACAACATGAAGGATGTGCGTGTCCATTATTATGTTGACAATATCTGTGCATGGCAGAATCTGCCCCACAACCTGAGCGGCTGGCACGCCGCTGACGGTTCTGGGAACGGCAACAGAAGAACCATTGCCATCGAGTGTATTATGTCCTCTGCATACAATTCTACGGATAAGAAGTCGGAGGACAATGCAGCGAAACTTGCCGCAGCCCTTCTGAAACAGTATGGATTGAACATCAGCCACCTCTACACGCATACCCACTGGCTCAATGTTCGTGACGGACGAAACGGAACGGTTGACCAGCTGAACACCATGTACAATCGGTACAAGATGTGTCCGGCGTACATCTTGCCCCATTGGGCGGAGTTCAAGAAAAAGGTACAGTCTTATTTGAATGCAGGTTCTGCATCCACAACACCTATTCCTGCAACAAAGCAGCTTTACCGAGTGAGAAAGTCTTGGGCAGATGCAAAGTCGCAGTTGGGGGCGTATTCTTCCTTAGAAAATGCGAAAAAAGCCTGCAAGGTCGGATATTCTGTATTTGATGCCAACGGAAATGCGGTCTACACCAATGGCGGTAAGTTCACCAAAGGGCAGAAGGTTGCCATTCGTGCCAACACACCTTTGTTCGCCAGTGCAGAAACTACATCTGTAACCAGAAGAATCAGCGGCACTTACTATCTGTATGACGGCATTGCCTGCAAGAACGGTCGTTATCGGATCACCACAAAGCCGGAGTTCTGCGGAAAAACACCGGTGGGACAGTATGTGACTGGTTATGTTTCTTGGGATAATTTTGGGGTGATTGGATGAATGCAGAACAAAAAGACCAGATCCGACAACTGCACAGCAGCGGTCTGGGCTACAAGAAAATCGCAGTCCAATTAGGGCTGTCTGTTAACACTGTGGCTTCTTTCTGCAAACGGCAGAGAGGAAGCGAATCCTGCCCACACTGTCCGCAGTGTGGGCGTTCTGTTGTGCAGACACCACACCGAAAACCGAAACGATTCTGTTCCACACAATGCCACAACACTTGGTGGAATCACCATGCTGTATCGAAGAACGGCAAATTACAGCAGCTCTGCCCTATCTGCAAAGAGCCGTTTTTCGCCTATCCCAGTTCGCACCGAAAATATTGTTCCCGTCTTTGCTATGGGAAGCACAGAAAGGAAATGACTCATGGAAAAAGAACATTACCATAAGATCATTACGTATCAAACCACAGTTTCGATTTTGAAAAGCTGGATGCGTGCTGGATTGGTCACGCCGGAGGAATTCCAAAAAATCAACACCATAATTGCCGAACGTTCCGGCATATCTTTGTGCAGTATATTCCTTGACTCCTGCCCGATCGTACGGTAATATGTCATCGGAAAGGGGGAGATTATCACGGCACGAGTGATACAAAAAGTTGCATTTCCACAGAAAAAGCCGTTCCTGTTGAAACGGACGGCAGCCTATGCCAGAGTGTCCAGCGGAAAGGATGCCATGCTCCATTCTCTGTCAGCACAGGTCAGCTATTACAATCAGCTGATCCAGAGCAATCCGGAGTGGCTGTTCTGCGGCGTTTATGCAGACGAGGCATTGACGGGAACAAAGGAAAATCGGGCGGAATTTCAAAAGCTGCTGAACCGATGCCGGCGTGGAGAAATCGACTTGATTCTGACAAAGTCCATTTCCCGTTTTGCACGAAACACGGTCACCCTGCTGGAAACGGTACGGGAACTGAAAACACTGGGCGTTGATGTCTATTTCGAGGAACAGCGGATTCATTCCATGAGTTCAGACGGCGAGCTGATGCTTTCCATTCTGGCATCTTACGCACAGGAGGAAAGCTATTCTGCCAGCGAGAACAAAAAATGGCAGATGCGAAAGGACTTTGAACAGGGAAAAGTCGGGAGTATGCGAATGCTGGGATATCGGCGAACCAAATTCGGAAAACTGGAAATCGTACCGGAGGAGGCAGAAATCGTTAGAATGATTTTTCTATATTATCTGTCTGGCATGGGTAAGCTGGCAATTGCCAAGAAACTGAACGAACAGCAGATATGCACGGTGCGTGGCTGTGCATGGACGACAGAGGACGTAAGGCGAACGCTCCGCAATGAAAAGTACACCGGAAACCTGTTGCTGCAAAAAAGTTTTCGGGAAAATCACATTACCAAGAAAAAGGTGGCTAACATCGGACAGCTTCCGCAGTATTTTGTTGCCGGTTCGCATGAAGCCATCATTTCGCAGGAACAGTTTGATGCGGTGCAGAAACAAATGGCGGAACGACAGAAAAAATATGCCGGTTCCTGTACCACAAACCGATATCCATTTACGCAGAAAATACGATGTGCCTGCTGCGGCAAGTATTACCGCAGAAAAACGACTGTGACCGGTGTGGTCTGGATTTGTTCCACTTACAACACCAAAGGGAAAAAATACTGTCCAACAGCAAAACAGATTCCGGAAAATACGCTGATTTCTGCCTGCTGTGATGTTTTGGAAATATCGGAATTTGATGCGGAGCGATTTGCGGAACAAATCGAACAGATTCAGATTCCGGCACCCAATGAACTGCAATTTTGCTTTTCGGACGGAACGGAACAAATCGTATCTTGGAAAGACCGTTCCCGTTCGGAAAGCTGGACAACGGAAATGCGAGAGAAAGCGAGGCAGAAAAAATGGCGACAGTCCTAAAAATACCGGCAAAGTTTCACCCCATAACACATTTGCCGGAAACCAAGGTTCAGAAACGCAGAGTGGCAGCCTATGCCAGAGTTTCCACGGATTCTGAGGAGCAGCAGACCTCTTATGCTGCACAGGTAGATCGCTACACCAAGTACATTCAGGAACGGGCAGACTGGGAGTTTGTTGCAGTCTATACCGATGAGGGCATTTCTGCCCTGAATACCAAACATCGGGACGGCTTTAATCGCATGGTGGCAGATGCTCTGGACGGCAAGATCGATTTGATTGTCACCAAGTCGGTCAGCCGGTTTGCACGAAACACTGTAGATTCTTTGACGACTGTGCGAAAGCTGAAAGAAAAAGGCGTGGAGGTGTTTTTTGAAAAAGAAAACATCTACACGCTGGATTCCAAAGGCGAGCTGCTGATCACCATCATGTCCAGTCTGGCACAGGAGGAGAGCCGTTCTATTTCGGAGAATGTAACTTGGGGACAGCGAAAGCGAATGGCGGACGGCAAGGTCAGCCTGCCGTACAAGCATTTTCTAGGCTATCGAAAAGGAGCAGATGGCTTGCCGGAAATTGTGCCGGAGGAGGCAGAGATTGTTCGGAACATCTATCGTTGGTTTATGGAGGGGAAAACGCCGACTGGCATTGCGAGAACATTGACAGAACAAGGTGTTCCGACACCTGCCGGCAAGGAACAATGGTGTTCCAGTACAGTGAAAAGCATTCTGACCAATGAAAAATACAAGGGTTCTGCTCTATTGCAAAAGAGATTTACGGTGGATTTCCTCACGAAAAAATCTAAGGTGAATGAGGGTGAAGTGCCGCAATACTACATCGAGGAAAGTCACCCTGCCATCATAGTGCCGGAGGAATTTGAACTGGTGCAGGCAGAATTGCTGCGGAGGCAAAACCTACGGCGGCAGTACAATGGGAAAAGTGTATTTGCTGCCCGGCTTGTCTGCGGCGACTGCGGAAATTTCTTCGGGGCAAAGGTCTGGCATTCCAACAGCAAATACCGGCAGGTGATCTGGCAGTGCAATCACAAATTCCAAGGGGTGTGCAAATGCCAGACACCCCATTTGCAGGAGAGCGTCATACAGCAGCGATTTCAGGCAGCCGTTCAGGAATTGCTGCAAAAGCGGAAAGCAGTTCTGGAAAACTGTCAGGTGATGCTGAAACTGCTTACGGACTGTACAGATTTAGAGCGTCAATTGCAGGAACTGGAAACGCAGAAAATGCGGATTTCGGAACAGGTGCAGGGATATGTTCGGGAAAACAGTGAAATTGTGCAGGATCAGGAAAAGTATGAGGAACGGTATCAGGCACTGGTGGGACAGTATGAACCGCTGCAGAAACAAGAAACCGCCCTGCAGGAACGGCGAGCAGAGCGGTTGGCAAGACGGGAACAGATTCAGGGATTTCAAAGAGCATTGAACGGACAAAATGGGATGCTGCCGGAATTTGACACGCAGTTGTGGCTGGCTGCTGTAGAAAAAGCAGTGGTGCATCGAGATGGAAAAATCGTGTTTGTTTTGAAAGATGGGACGGAGTTGGTGCAGAAAATTTAA